CAATGAACTCATGGAAGCGCACGGCGGCCAGCAGGAACAAGACACACTCGCGGAAGCCGGCCATCGCGATAACATCGAGCGCAACTCGCACAAGATGCACAAGGGCGGCGGTTTCATGCCCGAGCACGATAACGCCTGATGGCTGAACGGGACGAGGCCGATAAGCTTTCGCACGCGGAAGTTCGGTACGAGCCTCGCTCGACGCACATGGTTCAGCGGTGCAATTCGTGCAGGCACTTCATCAGGCCGAATCGGTGCGAGGCGGTAGAGACTCCGGTTGCTTCGGTGGGTTGGTGCATTCGTTGGGAGAAAAAGTCAGGCAAGTAAATTCAGTCAGGGAGGAACAGGAAAATGAACAGGCCAGGACCAGGAAGACCAATAGAACACAGTTCGCGCGTGAGAGCCGCCGAAGAAGAACTCAAGGCTGCTCTGTGGGAAGAACAGAATCAACTTGGACAGGATAAGCCGGAAGCGGATAACGCCCTCGGTATCGCAAAAGGGTTTACCCATACAGAGTCCGGTGGACTCATGGCAGGCGCCGGATTCAACCTCGAACATATTTTCAGCTACCACGCACCGGACTTTACGCAACTTCCGCAGTACGCCATCATTCGGCAATCGGCAAAGTTCTTCGCTCAAATCATTCTGGACAACACGCCGCCAGGAGCCGACCAGACTGCCTCGATCCGCAAGTTGCGCGAATGCGTGATGACCGCGAACGCTTCGATTGCTTTGCGTGGCCGTCTCTAAGGAGGGCGCTTGCCCTTTCAATCCAAAGCGCAGCAACGCTTCGCCTACGCGAATCCTGAGAAGTTTGGCGGCAAAGCAAAGCTCGCCGAATGGTCCGCTGCGACTGACTTCAAGAAGCTCCCCGAGAAAAAGGGACTGGCGCACTCTTACCGGAGGGCGAAGCATGCCTCTGACAATTGACGACATCACGCGCGTTCAGGAGAAAGTCACTCTCCAATGGGCGGAGGAAGCTATCGCAGAAGGACGCGGGACGCTCATGGATTATTGGACCGTGGCGTACATCAAAGGAACTCCTGAAGAGAAAAAGAAACTCGGTGATGCTCTTGAGGAAGCGTGCCGCCCTTGGTGGGCATGATGCTTCCCGCAAAAGCTGTGCACGCGCTCGTCAACATCAAGAAATCGCTACTCTCCGACGAAGTTGCAGAGAAGGCAACCGAGGCGTCGACCGAAGGCAGGCGCGTGGAAAAGCCGACGCCTCGAACTTTCAAGCAGCGCACGATCACCACTCGCGCTTGCCAGAGTCCTCGCTTCTGGAGTCAATTTCGATAAATGCCCACCGATGATCTCATTGCAGAGCAGCAAGACGAACAGCAGGAGTCAGATGGTCAGGAGCAAACCGATTTCCTGCCAGGTGAGCTTTGCGCGGTTGATGCCACAAACGATCGCGTAGAGCTTGACGATGACGAGCAATTCACTCGCGAGGAAAAAGAAGGCTGCCTCAAGAAACTGGCGAATCGAGCGAGCCAGCGGGATCTGACTTCTCGCCGTCTCGAAGTGCGCGATGCATGGAAAGCGCGTTACTTCTACCGTGGCAATCAGTACCTCTTGCCAGCGAAGAATGGCTCTTGGGTTATGCCGCACATGGTCCTCATGGGCGGGCAGTCTTACGACGATCACAACAATGAAACCAACGTCTACCTGGCGTTCGCGGACACGATTAACGCTGCTCTATCTGCAGGTACTCCTTCAGTGCGTTTTGAGCCAGATGACCCGTCGAATCCGGCGGACCTTTCGGCGTCGGAAAACAGCGAAGGAGCCCGCAAGCTAATCGAACGCGCCAACGACATGGTTGTAGTGCAGGAAGACATCAATCGCTTCCTGTGGACCGATGGGCGTGCATGCGTCTATACCCGGTACGTCATCGACGGCCAGAGATTCGGCTACTCAAATGGCGAAGACGAAATCCAGGACGAGCTCGGCTATTTGCCTTCGATCGGCACGGCTGGGCAGGAGGAAGAACTCGGCCCCGGGACTGGCGAGCCTCGCGGCCAGGAAGTGATCGAAGCCTTCGGCGCTATCGAAACGAAGCTGCCGATGCAGTGCAACGACATCAACGCAGCGGATTATCTGATTCTCTCGCGGGAATTCGACATCACGAAAATGAAGTCGAAGTATCCCGACTCCGCCGATGACATTACGGCGATGAAGACGCCGACTGCCGAAAGCGAGTACGAACGCCTAGCGCGCACGTCGATTATGATGGGCATGCGTCCGTCGAACATGACGAATGACGCGATGACCTACAACTGCACCGAGGCTCTGGCTTGGGTGCGGCCTTCTTTCTTCCGCGAAGAACAAGACAAGGATTTGCGCGAGTGGCTGTACCAGAACTTCCCGAAGGGCGCGATGATTGCGCAAGTTGGGACAACGCTCGTTGAAGCGCGCAACGAATCTATCGACGATCACTGGACGCTCATCTTCGCGCGGCCGGGTGACGGCATGCATCGCCCCGGCAACGGTACGCCGCTGATTCCGCTGCAAGAGAAACTAAACGATTGCATGGACCTCGTGCACGAGAGTTTCATGCACCTGATTCCGATCACATGGATCGATTCGGAAGGGCTTGACGCACAGGCTCTCAATGAAATACAACGTGCGCCAGGTCAGTACCGCAAACTCAAGCGGAAGCCTGACAAGGAGCTTGCTGCCAATTTCTATACCGAGCAGCAAATCCAGATTGCGGAGGGCTTGCTTGTCTACCTCGAAAAGCTATTTGGAGAGTTCAGCCAGTTCCTCGTTGGCGCGTTCCCTGCCCTCTTCGGAGGAAATACAGGCTCTAATGACACGGCTTCTGGTATCGCTTCGCAACGAGACCAGGCTTTGGGAAGAATTGGTCTTACGTGGAGAAATATCCGGGCAGGATATGCAAGAATTATCCGCCAAGCTGTGCAATGCGCTGCTGAGTTTAGAAACTCTCCGATGTCAGGTGAAGTCCCTGGCGCGGGAGGCGTTAAGAGCCACATCAACATCAACCCCCAAGACCTGAAAGGCAACATCCGTTGCTTCCCCGACAGCGACGAAGCTTTCCCCGAGTCGTGGGTTGCGGAGCGGGCCGTCTGGACGCAAGCAGCGCAGCAAGCGGAAAAGAATCCAGTCTTTGCGGCGATCTTCGGTAAGGTTCGCAATCTCGTCACCGCGAAAGACAAGCTCGGGCTTCCTGAGATGGTGATTCCCGGCGCCGATGCAGCGGTAAAACAAGCCGGCGAGACGATGCAGTTGCTTCAGTCCGGGCCGGTGCCGAATCCAGCGATTGCGCAGTTGCAGCAATCTGTACCCCCATCACTTGCTACAGCCCCGCCAGAAGCGCAGCAAATGGCACAGCAGGCACTTCAGCAAAAGATTGCGTCCATGCCGCAAGTTGTCTCGACCGTGAAAGTGTTCCGGCTCGACAATGATGGCGCGCACATGGATGAAATCGAAACGTGGGCTGAGTCTCCTGAAGGCATTCGCGCGCAGACGGAGAATCCTGAAGGCTTTGCGAACGTGATGGCTCACTACGATGAGCACGTTGCGCAGAAACAGCAGAAGGACGCGGGGAAAGCGCCGCCTCCAGAACAGCCCAAGCCGCCATCGGAGGCGATGAATTTCAAGGACATGCCCCCGGACGGTCAGGTGCAAATGGCGGCCAAAGTTGGTATAAAGCTTGACCTGGGAGCACTTCAGGCTGAAGATGCACAGAACAAGGCGGCTGAACTCGCGAAAGCGACAGCGCCTAAAGCGTCAGGAGCCGCGCAAGCGGCGTAGTCAGGTAGAACAGGGAGAAATAAATGGATGGCGAAGAACTCGGCTTGCTCGACGGAACAGGTGAAGCGGCAGGCGGCGACGAAGGCGGCGGTGACGATTCATTCATCGAGGAAACACCGGGCGATGAAGGCGGCGACGATGCAGGCGCTGCTGGGGATGGCGAAGGCGGCGGGGACGGTAATGAGAACGAGGGTGATCCTGCTGGATCTCGTGCAATCGTTAAGGTCGAACCGCTCGCAATCCGCAAAGCGCTCCGCGAAATCGCGCAAGGCAATCCCGACTTCGCGAAAAAGTTCCCGACCCTCGAAAAAGCCGTAACGACGGCGCTCTTCAAATCCAGTCAGATTGAAAAGTTCGGCGGCATCCAAGCTATCTCTGAAGCGGCAGAAGCTCTCGAAGTCCACGGCGGGCTCGAAGGCATTCAGACGATGGCCGAAGAGAATGCGGCCAATCTTGAATTGCAGCACGGCTTCGAACGCGGCGACCCGAAAGTTATCGAAGGATGGGCGAAGGATTTCCCCGCTGGCTTCAAGAAACTCATGGCGCCTGCGATTGACAAGCTCGAGACTCTCGATGAAGAGCATTACACCGCTGTTGCTTCCTACGTTCTCGGTAAGATTTTCAGCAAGTATGGCGTCTACGGCGCAATCTCCGCGCTTGGCGAAGCGCTCTCAGCCGAAAAGAAAGATGATGCGGTAAAGCATTTCAACGCGCTGGCGAAGTTCCTGACGGATGCAAAGGCGCTCGCCGCCAACGCGAAATCAGGCCGCACCGATCGAGACGCGGAACTCGATGAACGCGAACAATCCATTGCCGAGCGCGATAAGAAAGCGTTCTACGGTTCTGTGCGGCAAGATGTGAACACCGCGGTCATGTTCGAAATGAATCGCCTCATTCGCCTCGGACTACCAAAGGGCCGCAAAATCAAAGTCGAGCAAGCGAACCGGCTGCGCAAGGAAATCAACGCGGAATTGTCGCGCGTGGTGAATACGCAGAGCGGATACGCCGACCGCTATAACGCCGTGATGAATGCTCGCGACAAGGACCGCGCAACTCGGTTTATCGTTGCACAGGCTCGCGTCCATCTGCCGAAAGTCGTTAAGCAAATGCTGGCTGAATTCAATCTGAGCACTCCGAACTCTGGTGTGCGCGGCTCCTCGCAAGAACGACGCCGCGAGAATGGCAATGGCAACCGTGGCGGCGGCGAGCGGATCATCGCAGGCCGTCCCAAGACTTCCGAGATTGACTTCACGCGCACCGACAAATCGCGCTGGCTTGCGACGATGAGCACGCACGGTACGGCGTGGCTGAAGAATGGGAAGCAGGCGAAATGGTAGAACTCGACGCCAACGGCAACAACTTCGCTCCAATCATGGCGTCGAAACTAATCTCGGATTATGCGAGGATTTCAACGCTGGATATTTCATTCATTCTGCGTGAAAAACACTGGCGATTACATCCGGCTCAGAAAGCAATGGTGGAAAACACCGCTATCAACGTGTCTGTAGTGAACTCAGAAGAAATCAAGAAACCGCTGGATGCATTCCTTGCGGATAGAGACATGACGCTGTTCGGCGTTCCGGTTTGGACAGATGCCGAGATGCCGGAAGA